AAACCCAGCAAACGAGGTGGACGTAACGCAAGGGGTGGACGTAACGCACGGGGTGGGCGTAATACAAGGGGCGTACGCAATGCGCGGGTCCAATATTAACCAAATACTTAAACAAGGTGCTATGATTTAATGATATATGATTATAATATCGTGGGATGTTGGCATTGTGCATTTAGCATTTTGCGTCTTAGAAGACAAACGTGATGGAAATTCGCCCAGGATTTTAGATTGGGGAGAAATTGACTTAATGAAGGACGACAGAATAACATTGACATGCTGTGGTAAATTGAAGAGTGGGATTGCGTGCCAACACGACTCGTCATACTCGGTGGTGATTGACGGGATACATATTGGTTTTTGTAAAACACATCTGGGACAACATGAACAATATTGGAAACAAGAGGATATTGATAATATGTTCCAACCTATTGAATACGGACACCAATGTGAATATTATCAAAAGAATGGTAATCAATGCAATACGAATGCTAAATTTAAGGACGATGTAGATGACAAAAAATACTGCTCTACACACAAACGGTATTATTCTCAATTACGTACTAAAGAAAAACAACCTACCTTAATAAAAAAACCGAGTGCTGCCAAATATCCTGTGGGTAAATTGCAACGTAACTTAGTGGAAACATTAGATAAATTGGTTGAACATTTTGCATTATTAGGTGTCGAAGAAGTCGTTATCGAAAATCAACCATCATACAAAAATCCAAAGATGAAATCTATATCGAATACACTGTACGATTATTTTATGATGAGAGGGTATATTGATCATCCGTATGGTCTTGATTTAAAATTGGTACGTTTCATGAGTCCTAGTAATAAATTAAAAATAAATAATGATAACACAATAGAAGTGTTCAAAAATAAGAAGGCTGGTAAACAAAAATACAAGTTGACCAAAGAATTAAGCATAGAGTATACATTACAATTGCTAGCGGATGATCCAGACATGTTGCTACTACTCGATTGCCACAAAAAAAAAGATGATTTGTGTGATTCGTACCTACAAGGTATATATTACTTAAAAATCCTCAAGAAATACGATGACGTAACCGACGAAAATAAAATTATTAACATTTAGTTAAACGTTAATAATTTATGACAAATCTTCTGTATGGACCTTCATTTAGTCTGCATCGAAGATATCACCGAACCTTTTTTAGTCTGTGGTGTATGGCGTTTTAGGGCATATTTTTTCTTGTTTAGGGTATTTTCTTGTTCTATATTGATCTCCTCCACTATCACATTGTCTACTCTCATTGGCGGATAGTAAATTATAAAGTTTTTGTTCAAAATGATAAAATTACTTCTAAACTTATTGATCGTCCAACCACCACCATTGCATTTAAGCATACGTATGGGTGATGCAATACTTATTTCAACATTAATACTCGGCAATATCCCATATAGTTCACGATATAAATTATATATTAGAGATTGTCGTTGTGATACTTTTCTATCGCGTAATATGTAAATATTATGAGCCATCGCACAGTTTGGACTACAAAATGGTGTTCCGTCCCTAACATAATATACGCCATTTTGATACATTTCTGGCAAATAAAACGGTATGTTATCGAATTTATTGTGATCCCATTGACATCTAATGTTCGTTTTTTCAAATAACACTTTACTTTGGTCCTCATATGATGCTATTTTTACTTTATCATAATACACAATTTTATCTTCACTACCTGTTCTCTGATTTTTGTACTTTTCCAACTGACCTTTTAACAGTGTAATATTTTTTTCGTGCTTCATACAGCGACCACATCTGGGATCTTTTGGAATATCATTTCCAAACATGTCATCTGCACATTCAATACCGTCATCTATTTCTTCTGACTGAACATTCATATTTCTAATTTCTTTTAATTTTTGAGGATCAATGTCCAGTCTGAGTAATACCGATGTATCTCCTACTTTCTTTTTCCTGTTCCTCTGTGTGTTTTGTCTTGCGGTTACTTTCTTTGTTTTTGACCCCCCAATATCTTTCTTTTTCGTCGGCATCCTTGTGTTACTTGTTTTTTCTCTACTTATATGGGTATTATTAATCTCATTTATTAAATCAATTTTTCCCATTGATATTACGTTTAGTGTGTTAGTACTTTAAGCTTTATAATTCAACACGGCGTTTACGAGTACCAGATAACCCATCTGATAGGTTTCGTCGTTTAGTCAAACCTTTTTTTTGTTTACACTGTGAAAATGACAGTATATCACTTATGCTCATTTCATCGGTTTGATTATCCATACTTATTATGTCATTTAAATTTGTTGATGTTAACCCTTGGAGTGTCGATTCTTTTTCAATGTCAGATACGTGTTCATACTCTTCATCGAACATATTGAACTCCCTGTTTGCGTCAGGAATAAATACGGACTCACTTTGGAGAGTAACTGTCTTCCCCTTATTGCCTGCCATCGATATTGCACCTCCCACCGTCATGGGCATACATTTCGGCTGATTCTGTATAGGTTCTCTGGATATAGGTTCTCTGGATATAGGTTCTCTGGATATAGGTTCTCTGGATATAGGTTCCCTGGTTTGTTTTAATTGCATCTGTAATTCCATATTTTGTTTGTACATTTGTTCCATTTTTTCATTAAAATTATCCTGCTGTTTCTTTATTTCGTCCCTAAAAAAAACGTTTTGTTCTCCCATTTTATTTCTTAGATCATCGTTATCTCCATCGTCACTTTCCGATTCTATATTTGTTGTTTCGGTTAGTCCTTCCGTCGTAGTTACACTGCTACGGTTTTCTTTTATTCGACGTAACAGATCGGAATTATTTGGTTTCCCTGTATTTTTATTTTCAGGTGTACTATCACCACCCCCCATCATTCCACCCATCAGCTTACTTATCAAGTTCGGATTTTTATTTATTGTGTTCTTAAGTCCCCCGGAACCAAATAATGTTTGACTCAAATGATATGTAACACCGCTCATTAGGATAATAAATAATAGCCTTATTTCAGGTGGCATTTTACCCCCTTTATCCTTGTATTTTTCGTATATTTCTTCCAATACTTCTGTATAATCATCCATTTCGGAAGCAACATGTTTTGACCAATCTTTTAACTTGAACTCGAATGGATCATATTTATCGTTAAGAAATTCTACACCACATATAATGTTCAACAACATTTGTTTGTAAAATTTCACTTGGTTATTTTTGTTTCTGCGTTCATACTGTATGGTGTATTCTTCTTCCATATTGTCTGGATCGTCACCAGGATAGAACTTTCTGGAAAGAATAATCCCTTTTTGCTCTAGATCCTGTAATTTGGCATACATATCTCGTCCCCTTGCCCGCCGTCCTTCCGGTGTTTCACATGGCGTATCATTTTTATCATGGACATCCTTAACGGTACCGTGTTTATTAGATGATTCTTTTTGAGACTTTTCTGTAGCATTTCCACCCATTGGTTTACTGTATGGCACTCTAACCGATTGTGATGATGTTGAATCTCCAAACGAAATATTCGAATCAGATGTTTCATTCACACCAGATGATTCTGATGTTGATGGCAATTCTTTCTCTGCACTGGATGAGTAATTGATACCCCCCAATTGTTCTGTTTTTACCCACCCATTCAAACTAGCATCTGCATCGATATTTATTTTTTTGTTTGCCTGATCATCCCATTCCGGACGCATCTGTTCATTAAATTTATCTTCATTCATCATGTAATCAAACAAGTATGTTGTATTTTGATCTGTTTGTAATAGACGTCTGTTCCCTTTATTTCTGTTCATTACTAAAATATATAATTGTATTCCTTAAAAGAATAAACTTATATATGACGCGATAACTTTGTCGATCCCATCCAATTAAAATCTGATTTATTACTAACTATAATAAATGTTCTCATATAACTGCGACGCATGGGATAATGATCCCGTCAGAGAAATATCAGACCGGTTACAGAACGGAGAGTTCCGAACACATGGTAATGATGACAAATTTAATTTCAAGAATAAAACCAACAAAATTAATAGGTCACGTTGTGGTGTAGACGATACCGATATGACAATCACGTTGGATAGTGTGGACTCATTGAAAAGTTTTGACGATCCCGTCATGAGTTCGTATGTTTCATTAGATAGTGAATATCCTGAGTTCGAATACAATTCACGTTGCTCATACAGCGTCAATCATCTTAAAAAATGCACGCGTTGTCGTCGGGACCTCAATGATCTAATTGACCGTAAAATTAAAAAAAATGTAGATAACTTACTTCTGGATTTGCATATGAACAAAATACGTTCCGGTAAATATAAAATGCAGATGCCATCCGAGTCACCTGATTCTTGGAAAGAAATACTAATTATCGTGTCAGGTGCTATTATTGTACTTTTTTTAATGTTTTTAATTGCCAAGTGTGTTGGTAATTAAATATCATTTCCTCTTCTCCAATCTACAAAAAGTATATTTGGTTCCAAAAAGTCTGCCCTAATATTTGAGTTTTCTTTTTTCAACTTCCTTATCATGTATCTCGCACATGACTCA